TGAAATGGTATAGTAATACTTGGGGTAATTGGCAAACCGTATCTTTGACATGATTTTCTTAAAAATTGAGAGCTGGGAGAACTGTTAGGGATAAATAAGATTATCAATGGTTTTACTAGTGAATCATTTTCGTTACATAAAGGTGAATCAAAAAGAATAAAAGCAAATGGCATATTGGTGATATGTAGTCAATATTATAATTTATATCCATCAATAGCTGTAATATCTCCAGCGACTAAAAAAATAGAATATATTGGAGGGTATAAAGAATATGTTGATGGAACATTATTTACTTTCACTTTTGGAAATGACTATACTACTATTATGACTTCCAAAATTGAAGGAGTTGAAGGAAGCAGGGTTCCTTTTTTAATTGCTTATCAAAATTTATTGCCTTAAGAAGATTAGTAAAATCCTTCTGGGAGAACTGATTGGGAATGCAACATCAAATAAAAGCGGGTTGATGAGTTCCGGTATGGTACCTTTAGAATTATCTAAAGATAATAATCAATATTGTAAGATTAGTGTATTTATGCCAAATGCCGGATCAATAAATGAGTCTGTAATTAGTGTTACAAATGTTGGTGGAGACTCGTTCTCAGTCGCAGTGTCTATGATTAGATGGAATGCAAATAAAGTCTTTTGTAAATTGATAAACGGAACCAAAATTAGTAACATTAATATGTATTATACAGTTGATACAGAAAGATTTTGCTTTTACATAAAAGCTAATTGGTATGCGAAAATAATAGTGTCACGATTAGGTCTTGTGAACACGAGCAAAATAGAATCAATCAATGCTATTCCTAGTGGGGCGATTGAAGTACCAATATCTTGACGTGACAAAAGATATAGCACTGACCTGGGAGAACTGATTGGTGTTGCTACAGCCAAGAAAGATGGACTAATGCCTATGGAACAGTTCTTCGATAGAGATGTTAATCCCATTGAAGATTACAATACATTTACATGGAATGGGATTCGGAAAACAACTAAATCAACATCTAATTCTCCATTCGAAAGTGGTGATGGGCAAAATGCTGTTATATTTATAGGGACAAATGATGTTCAAAAAATAGGGTTTCAAGCAACCTATTCGGGGCAATTGATTAAGATCAGGCTATATTGGGTCGGTAGTTGGGGTAAATGGCAAACTTTTTCTTTGACATGATTAAAAAACGGGTGGTCCGGTACAAGCCGGTGCCACCCGATCCTGATATGCACAACGCCATGTGCGGTGCAAAGGTAATCCATGTTTCTAAGAAGCCAATACAAAAGACCTAAAATCTCCCCATTTCCCATCATAATTACGGCGGAAACCAACAACATCCTCACCTAGACGGAATGTCATTTGAATGACATATCCTTGTCCATCGTTAAAAACTATCATTATGGAATAATTTGAAACAACACTAATTCCGTCTCGTCCGAATACATGATACATTCCGCTTGCAGTTGCACTATTTACCTCTTCGTCTGTACTTAATATACCTTTGGGCATAAACGGGAACAGCTTCAAACTGTTCATTAGTCCTCCCAGCTCTCAACTTAT